AATGTGTTGCCCATGGGCAACACATTAAAACCGAAGCGGACAGAATAAGACTATTGTCAGAAAAAGATGCTATTCTAACAAGAATGGTAGAAAAATCCGCTGGATATAAACAGGCTCAATTAAGTACTGGATATATGTATGGACAGACCGGTAAGCCTACTGTTGACCCTCTTAACATGTTTCCTGGTCGGACTGAACAACAGATCAATGATTTTGTAAAAAAATATAAAAATAAAAAAGCTGTTCCTGGTGTTACACCTCAATCTGAGATTGATAATATAGTTAAAGCGAATATTTTTGAACGGAATAGACAAGCTACTTTTGAAGCAGCAAAAGCTCGTGCTTTTGAGGATGTTGAAAAATTTAATAAAAATCAATTAATAAAACTTTGCCCAAACAAAGCATCCGGAGGCCGTGTGGGCATGAAATTAGCAGGATCAGCGGGTGTTGAATGTGGGAAAAGTCGTTTAAGACAAGTTTTAACAAAAGGCGGTGGAACTCAGACTGAGCTGAATACGATAAGACAGATTTTTAAAACTTCCGGCGGTTTGTTGAAAGGATTTGTTGATCCAAGACAATGGATTAAATTGACAAATTTACTTGGTCCAGAAGCGATGGCCTTTTACGCTGCCATTGAAGCCGGACACATTACACATGATGTTATTAATAAAGGCACACCAATTAAACAAGCCTTGGGATCAAATTGGGCAACAAAGTGGGCGATGCCTCGAACATTGCTAGAATATCAACTTGAAGATATTAGAAAAAAAGGAAAACTAGATACCCCTGCTTTAAAAATTTGGGGAGGAGGACAGGAACTACTCGCAGAGTATGATAGATTAGTAAAGACTCAAGATGCTTTTAAGGATCAAGATGAAACTTTGGGACCAATTGTAGGAAGTATGAACATTGATGAAAAAATTGCACAAAAAGAAAAAGAAATAATGGATTATTTAAAAAAGCATAAAACATCTTTAGGTATGTTCGATCCAGGTTCAGCGGCAGAAATAGAATTTCAAAATAGACAAACTGAAGCAGAAGCAACACGATTAGCAAAGACGGGCGACATTGGAGAAACAGATCCTTTTGTTTTGGATGTAAGCGCTGCAAAAAAACCCTATAAACCTATGTTTGGATTTAAGGATGAATTTGAACCCAAAGTAACAAGGCCGGGTACGAGAGTAGGACCAATGACTGCTAAAGATAAAATAAAAGTTGATTATACACGTCCAACTTATAAAACCATGACCGAAGAACCGGTAACTAAAGAAGACATTATTAAGGAACAAAAATGGTATGGCCTAAGACCCGAGGAACGTTTAGAATATTTCGATGATAAAGACACTGGAGTAAATTTGGCAGAGGCATTAAGACTGAAAAAGAAATGGCCACAAGCCATGTTTCAACCTGGAATGCTGGGAACACAGGACGAATTCAGCACAGGCGGCCGTGTACCTTTTAAAACAGGAGGAATGGGACGAAGAGCTTTTCTAGGATGGCTGGCGAGTATGGTTGGAGGAATCGCTGGGATTAAATCTGGACTCGTTAAATTTGGTATAGGAAAAGGTAAAGGCAAAGTAGCTATTAAAGTTGGCGACCACATCATTCAAAGCACTCCAGGCATGCCCGACTGGTACATTCCGCTGGTGAATCGGATCGTGAGTGAAGGAAAAGATGTTACAGCGAAACTGGGAACGAAGTCACGAGAAGCCGTTCACACTAAAAAAATTGGTCCGAATGAAGAAGTTACTGTTTACCATGATCTAGATACGGGTAACGTTAGAGTAAACTATGGAACCAAAAATGCTGCTGACGAACTTACTCTAGAATATAAAGCCCCTGAAGTAATTGAATCAGGTAAGTATAGAGGGGACAAAACAAAATCAGAATTTTCAGCGAAAGAAACCGAACCTGAAGTGGTGAACTGGGAGGGAGATATTGAGTGGAGTGGAGAAAACATTGTAGAGAACGTTGATGACTTGATAACCGATACCAGCAAGCTTAAACAGTTTGGCACGAAGAAAAAACTAAACATTAAAGATAGATTAAAAGCTGAGAAGAAACGGAAATATCACGAAAAATTAGAAACCGATACCATGGAGCAAATAGACTATATCGAAAATAAGCAAGGTTACTATATAGATGACATGTTGGATGAAGGTAAAAGAGTAGGTGATTTCGATCCTAAAGGATATGATACACATAATTTGTGGAAAGGCCAGAATCTTCCTAAGGAATATAATGAAAGAGCAATAAGATCTCTTAAAGAACACCTGAAAAAAACGAAAAAAGCATCAGGTGGCCGTGTCTATTATGACAATTATCTTCCAGGAATAGACGAAATATAATGACATTAAGCAGATCGAGTTTCGGCAAATTAACAACCACAGTACCCCCAAAAAGTGGACCGGTATCAAGAGGCTTGAATATACAATACAATACTGTTAAGACAGTGAGGGAGAATTTAAATGGCAGAAATAGACAAAGTGTTACCCAACGTAACACAAGACGTAAAACTACCTAGTCAACAAAAGATTGCACAAGAACAGCAAGTTCAAATGGCTGATCAAATGAAACAGCCGACGGAACTGCAACCTAATGAAGATGGAAGTGTAGACGTTAATTTTGGTCCTGAAAACTTACAAGTGGGACCGGATCAAGGTCATTTTTCTAATTTAGCAGAGCTCCTTCCGGACGATGTTTTAGATCCGCTAGGCAGTGAACTTTATAATAATTATACCGATTACAAGACATCAAGAAAAGATTGGGAACGAGCGTATACCTCAGGTTTAGATCTTTTAGGATTTAAATACGACGATCGAACTGAGCCTTTTAAAGGAGCATCGGGTGCCACGCACCCCGTGCTTGCTGAAGCGGTTACTCAATTTCAATCACTCGCTTACAAAGAATTATTACCATCCGGTGGACCGGTAAGAACCCAAATTATTGGATTACCGACGCCACCTAAAGAACAACAGTCACAACGTGTTAAAGATTACATGAACTGGCAAATCATGGATCAAATGAAAGAGTACGAAGCGGAATTTGACCAAATGCTATTTTATTTACCCCTTGCAGGATCAGCATTTAAAAAAGTTTATTATGATGACATTATGCAAAGAGCAGTATCTAAGTTTGTTCCTGCCGATGATCTAGTAGTACCTTATACAGCAACTTCTTTAGACGATTGCGAATCCCTTATTCATATGGTTCGTATGACTGAAAATGATTTAAGAAAACAACAAGTGGGTGGTTTTTATAGAGATCTGGAATTGAATCCTTCTTACTTACAAGAATCAGAAGTAGAAAAAAGAGAAAGACAACTTGAAGGAACGACGCGTGGTAGAGATGATCGTATGTATACGATTCTGGAATGCCATGTGAACTTAGATCTCGAAGGCTTTGAAGATCAAGGACAAGATGGACAACCTACAGGAATTAAATTGCCTTATATCGTGGCGTTAGAAGAAGGCACAAGAAAAATATTATCGATTCGAAGAAATTATGAAATGAATGATCCTAAAAAAGATAAAATTGACTATTTTGTTCATTTTAAATTTCTCCCTGGCCTAGGCTTTTATGGCTTTGGCCTGATCCATATGATTGGCGGATTGAGTCGCACTGCAACGGCGGCTCTTCGTCAACTTTTAGATGCAGGTACCTTATCGAATTTACCCGCAGGATTTAAAATGCGTGGAATTAAAATGAGAGATGAAGCACAAGCTATTCAACCTGGAGAATTCAGGGATGTAGATGCACCGGGAGGCAGCCTAAGAGATGCTTTTATGCCGCTTCCGTTTAAAGAACCTTCTCAAACCTTATTACAACTTATGGGCGTCGTGGTAGCTGCAGGACAACGATTCGCTTCAATAGCGGACCTGCAAGTAGGTGAGGGTAATCAACAAGCAGCTGTGGGCACGACCGTAGCGCTTTTAGAAAGAGGTTCTAGAACGATGTCGGCCATACATAAAAGATTATATGCTGCCATGAAAAGAGAATTTAATTTACTCTCAAGAGTATTCAAACTTTATCTACCACCCGTATATCCATACGATGTTGTCGGGGGACAAAAACAAATTATGAAAATGGACTTTGATGACAGAGTAGATATTCTGCCAGTTGCGGATCCTAATATTTTTTCACAGACACAGCGTATCTCCCTTGCGCAAACGGAACTGCAATTGGCGGCCTCAAATCCAAAAATGCACAATCAGTACGAAGTGTACCGAAATATGTACGAGGCGTTAGGGGTTAAGGACGTTGATTTAATTTTAAAACCTAAACCTAAAATGATGCCTAAAGATCCAGCGCTCGAGCACATTGATGCTTTAGCAGCGGTGCCTTTTAGAGCGTATCCAGGCCAGGATCACCAAGCCCATATTACTGCTCACTTAAATTTTATGGCAACGAACATGGTGCGAAATAATCCGATGGTGATGGCGGCTATTGAAAAGAACTGCTTGGAGCACATTAGTTTAATGGCTCAAGAACAAATTGAATTAGAATTTAGAGAAGAGATGCAACAATTGCAGCAACAACAAATGATGGTGCAACAATTAGCACAACAAAATCCGCAAGCGGCACAACAGGCACAAATGCAGATGCAGCAAATGCAACAGAAGATTGATGCAAGAAAAGCCGTCTTGATTGCAGAAATGATGGAAGACTTTATGAAGGAAGAAAAGAAAATTACTTCTCAATTCGATCATGATCCAATTGCTAAACTAAGATCTAGGGAACTGGATATCAGAGCTCTTGACAATGAAGCAAAAAGAAAAGAAGCTCAGGAAAAACTTAATATTGAAAATATGAAGGCGATGATGAATCAGGACATTCAAGAAACTAAGATCGACCAGAATGAAGAACTGGCTGAACTTAGAGCTGATACATCTATTGAGAAACAAGAAATGGCAAATGCTAATAGAATTAAACTAGCTGGCATGAAACCGAAAACAAATGGAAGGAGTAAATAATGACAAGAGGAGTAGGATACGCACCACTTGGAAAATCTAAAACGATTTCCACACCGGATGTAAATAGAAATAATAAACCGGTAAAAACAAGTGGCGATAAAAAAGATAAAAACGCTGTCACAGGAACTCGTGCTGCTAGACCGCAAAAACCCGTAACTTGGACGTAAAATGGCTTGGTTTGGATTAGCTAAAATAGCGCTTCAAGCGGGAAGTAAGATATATTCTAACCGTCAACGTACGAAGATGGCAATGTCGGATGCACAATTGTTGCATGCCGAGCGTATGGCCCGAGGTGAGGAATCTTACCAGGG